CATCCGGTACGCGCAGAATGAGCAGTCTTGGTTGCACAGGTCGCTGAGGATTAGCTGCATCTGCTTGGGGGCAGCGGGAACCTTGCCCTCCCGGAGGAACCACCACACAGGCTTAAGTTCGCTGTAAATCCCCTCGCTCATGGGCGATTGGCCCTCCGGTTGGCGAGTGAGAGGAGTCTACGCGCACCCATCGGCCTACGCTTCATTTTACGAATCTTGCGGACCGCCTTCTTGAGCGCCTTCGTGATGGCTGTCTTATTCATCGGGTTGTACTCGTTGCGACGTTGAAGCGATAGTCGTATAGCGGTTCGCCTTCCAGTTGAACCTCGGACTTCGCCACCTCGCACGCCCTGTCCACCCACCTCACATCCTCCCCGAACATCTGCTCGGGGAACTTGATGGAGCCGACCAATTCGCGCCGCCACACCATCGTGTGCGCTGGTGGACCAGACCACCGAAGAACGTTGGGAAGCAGGACGCCGCTTTTATCGTGGGCGGTCTCTAGAATCCGGCGGTTCTCCGGTGGTCGGCCCGTATAGTGCAGCAGACTGTACGAACAATCATGCGTGATGCCGTGGGGCTCAAGGTGGGCGAGTTGGCGGAAGCAGATGACATCCACGGATGCCTTCGACTTCTTGATGCTGAGTAGTGTCTTGTAGATTCGCCGCACGTAATCGTCGGCCACCGAGTCGTCGTCGTCGATGAAGGAGATGTAGTCGCCCCGCGCCGCAGCCATCAGGTCGTTGCGTTTGGCCCCCACGGGCCGCCGTCTATTGTCGAGGAGATAGAGCAATTCAACATCCGGCATCCGCGCAACCCCCTGGGTCTCCAATAGCGACAGCAGTAGCGGCTGGACGACGTGAAACCTCTCGGGAATTCCCGCAATCATGATCGTCCAGAGCACTCGACCTCCTCGATGAGTTTGGCCCACGCGGCCAGCACGACACTCGGGTCGAATTCCTCCATCCAGTAGTTGCGGGTGGGTGACGGATTGCCCGAGACCGCGAGCATGGAACGAATTGCATCCGAGTAGTTGCGGACGGACGGCTCGGTAATGATCGCCCCAGGCATCTCGGCGCGGTTCCAGTAGGTGCCGGTATTCGGGACGACAATGGGGAGTCCACACGCCCCCATCTCGATTCCAGCGAGGTGTTGGGACTCCCGCACGCTGGTGCATAGTCCGACCCGACAGGCACCAATCAGTTTGGCCAGTTCCTCATGGGTCACGCGGCAGTAGGATCGAAGATTCGGTGGCCCATACTCCGGCAGCGAATCCTTGAACACCCCGACGAACGGGATGTGGGGGTTGGAGCGCACGATTCGTATGAACGTCTCGTACCCCTTGATGGGGTTTTGTGACCCGACCCAGATGACCCCACCGTCGGGGAGTCCGAGGGCTTGCTGGAGCCCCATGTGGTTGCCGGGCTCGAAGGTGCCGAAGTCTACGGGGAGGGGAATAACTTCTTCGTGATCCCACCTGAACGGCTCGCCATTTGTAGGAATGTACTTTGATCTCGTGAATTCACTGTTGAACACGATGCAGCCGTGGTCACTGATTACCGCATCCTGCATGTCACGAACCGGCCCCTCGGTGAATATGTCCTGAATCAGCGAGATGGTGGGAGTATTTCCCGGCACCGGCGGAAACCACGTCCCGTTGCGGATGATGATGGATGCCCCACCCGACCGCTTGTCGGCCTCGGCAGCCAAAATGGAGTACTCACCCCCCACGAACTCGCACCCGAACCAATCTTGCAGATCGTTCCAGAAGGTTCGGTGATCTGGCAGCGCGCTCAGGCAATCGTTCACCAGCAATCGCTTCAAGGTTTCGGCCCCCACAGGAATCGGTTGCGAACGATGGTGAGTCCGGGATGGAACGGCAGGGTCACGGACTCGAACCGCTCGTCATGCAGGCGCTTCACGAACTCCCACGAATTGTTGCAGAGGCCCGTAGCGGTATCAGCCAGTGTCTCTGGGTTGGTATCGTGCAGCAGGATGAGTCCGTCGTGGGATACGTGGGGCAATATCCCGAAGAAGTCGGCGGCGACCGCATCCTTGTCGTGGTCTGCGTCGATGAATACCAGGTCGTAATGGGCGTGGGTAGCCGCGTGGTCGGCGATGAATTGGGCCGTGGTCATCCGGAACACCATGACCCCATCACACCGGGCCGCGTGGATGTCCACCCCGAACTTCCGCGCACACTGCACGGCCGCGATGGTATCGTTGAGGTACGTGCCGAACTCAAGGTAGGACTCGGCCCCAATGGACCCGACCAGCGCGGGAATGAACGCTTGGTGCAAATCCTCCGCCCGCCTCAATTCAGTTCGGACATATTGGAAGTACGAGATCGTCCGGGCACCCGTAGAGGCACGCATCGTCCACGAAGCAGATGGCGCGTTCACAGAGGTCTGTGGGCGACAGTCCACGAAGAAACGCGATGTCCGGCCCGTCGCCACAATAGTCCGAGCAGACGAGCGAACTGGCGTGGAAGCCGCCCCCATTGTGGGCGCCGGAATTGGCCCCGACGGTGGGGAATCCGCCGACATTATCCGCGTTGTCACCCCCATCGTTACACGCAACCATCGCGCCAAGCAGCACAACCAGAACGAGTACCATCTTCATCGTCTTTCTCCTTTGAATTACGGCCATTCGATTTCTCCCGCCTGCACATGGTACACGACTGAGCCCAATGCTGTTATATGCTTGAACCCGGCGGCCTTGTATCGACGGATGAGGTCTTTGTCGCCAGTGGTGCCGACGGGGTTCCCCGCTGGATACCCACCAACATCCATGAACTCCTGCCGGTCCACGAGAATCGGCATGAACAAGCGGCCGGGCTCGGTAAGACCCGGTTTGATGACCCTCGGAACGTAGCGGTCAAACGCGGCGACATCAAACTCGTCGGGGTTCCGCCCGAATCCGCACACCCACTCGGGCATGGCGGATGGCATTCGACCGGATTCAACGAGCAGCGACGTTGGCACACTCATTGGGTCCGTCTTCTTGGCCCACACGAGTGCGTCCAGCCACCCATCCGCCACCCACATGTCCGAATTGAGCATGACGACGGCCTGTGTCTTGGCCCCCTGAACCCCGGCGTTCCACGCCCGGTAGACCCGTGGAATGAACCACTCGCCCGGATTGTCGTTGCGGTGGTCGATGAACTCGATGTCGCGCTCAATGATGCCGGGGATTACGCCCTCCTCCGCGTCGTTCGCCACGACCAACCACCGATACGCCGTCGATGTCTTGGCCCGCTCGACCCCCGCCATGCACCAGTCGAGCCAGGCGAGCGATCTGTAGGTCAAAACAACCAGCGTGACTTCCGCGCCTCGCTCTACTTTCGCCACGTTTCCTCCCAGATATAATATACCATGGGATGATTCAATGTGCAAGGGACCGAATGCGTATATTCATAATCCATTCCATGCCTATTGACAAATGGCCCAATCTATGATAGCGTTCTGCCGACCGCATATGTAGGAGTCCAGAAATACATGGGTGAAGACGAGCAGGAAGCGCGAACCAGGCGCCTTAACACCTGTGTTTCGTTGGAGTTGGACCTGACCGCCGCCGAGGCTGGCCAGCCGGAGAGACTTCTTCCCCGTCGGTACCGCGACATCGAACTGGGTAAGACATACCCCCTCCCGTCCCGCATCTCCGAACTGCGGAAACTCGTCATCATCCCGGTCCCTCCCTTCCGCAAGGACGCCGGGTCCGAGTACATGCGCCGCGCAGCCGCGAGATACAAGGAATTGCTGTCGAGAAAGCAATCCGCGCTCCTCGACATCGGCGCTCGGGCCGAACAGGCACGCCTCGCCCAGAAAAGCTTCGACAAGAGCCTCGAATCCATGCAGGCGGAGGCCAAATCGGCTGTCGATGGCGTGCGAACCGAGATAAACAGAGCCATTGCAAGTCTGTCGGACCTCTTTCGGCTCGGCCGCGAGGGTCTTGAGGGCCAGATGAAGGCGCATCTCGCCAATGAGCCGTGGAAAGGCGAGGTAATCGACGCGGACGCCTTCCGCCAGTGTTTCAGGATGGTATCGCAAACCGTCAAGGCCCTGGGGGTGCCTACCGAACAGTCCGACAAGGCCAAGGAGGCCATCATCGAGGAGGCCGCCAAGGCCCTTCAGGAAACCCGCGAAGCCCTTGCCATGTCCCCTAACGCCATCCCCGAGACCAAGCATTGAGCGCGCCTGACGCGGGCGTAATCCTCAAGGCCGCGATCTCCGTGGACCGCGACCTGTCGATAATGACTGGTGATGAATTGGTGGGTAAATATTCCGCCGGGGCATCGGCCGATGTCTTCGCCCATGTGGTTGGCAAGACGGTTGACGACATGGCCCACGACCACAACCCGTTCTGGCACTACATCTTGCGTACGTGGTATTCCAAACCGATATATCGTGACCTGCTTTATATACCCCGCCACCGTGACGAGGTAGCCAAGGCAATCCTCCTCATGGCGACCGGCCAACTCGACAAGTACGACGGCATCCACCACCAGTACCCCCGCCGTGGCCTGAAATCCTTCTTCGCCAAGATGGCCGCCGACTGGATTCCCAAGCGCCACAAGATCATGAACGACATGGACGTTCTGGTGCTCTACTCCCACAACCTCGACCGGCGCGCATGGGGAGCCCTCGAATCAGTCAAGAACATGAACCGGTATAACCGCTACATCCGCAGCCACTTCGGGGCCGACTGCGTGACGGTTAGCGGGAAGCCCGCGAACTTCGTCATCCCCCCCGTCGAGTGGGGCGAGAAACACCAGTGGGACTGGCCCTGCCGCGACCGCGACTTCATGAGCGACCAGAAGAACATGACCGGCGAGGCCGCCTATGGTCGCAAGGCCGGCGCTGGCTACAACTACAAGTTCCTCGACGACTGGGAGGCCGAGGACTCCCGCGAGTCGGACACCATCCGCGAGAAGATCAAGGATGCGTATGACCAGTTGAGGCAACTGAACGCGCCCCCGTTCACGCGGGAATGGTCCTGCGGCACCCCCTACCATATCCAGTCGCTCTACCGCCCCATGCTTGAGGAGAAGCACGAGGATGGAACCCCGCGATACTACGTGATCAAGACCCCCGCGCTGGACGAAGCCAACCAGCCCAACTTCCCGACGATCCAGAGGCTATCGGTCGCCTCACTCGCCAAGGAGCGGGCGAACGAAATCAGACGGCGGGGTACGGATCGATTCTGGTACATGCAGTATCAATTGGACCCGACGATTGCCGGGGACCAGGCCCTCTCGTGGGAATTCTTCCAGCCGCTCACCCCAACGGAGTTTGCACAACGATTCGGCAACCTCCCCAAGATGCGCGCGGTCTATTGCGACCCCGCATGGAAGGGGGATGACAACCACCAGCAGGGTTCCGACGCGGCAATTGGGTGTATCGACTCGTACAGCATCGCGGGGCAAATTGACAACGTACTCCTCGACCTATCGGTATCAAATTCCTGGGAGTCCGACGAGGGCGCCGACGAAATGCAGCGCATGATGCACAAGTGGCACACCCACTTCTACATCATCGAGCAGACCGCCGACAAGCCGATGGTCGGCCTGATGAAACGAATCTGGAAGACGACGCCCATTGGATCGCGCCCGGCCCAAATGCCCCGCTTCATCGACATCAAGGGGTGGTCGAAGCGGAGCAAGAATGACCGGATTAGTACTGTAGCGGGGCAGGCGAAGATGGGTCACTGGTTCTATCTGACCAACATACCCAAGGAGGCGCTGGAGACCTTGAGGGTTACCGTCACGGAGTACCCAGCATCCGTCAAACGCGACACCATCGACATGATGGCGAACGCCAATGCGGATGAAGTTCTAACCCGGTGGGTGCCGGTGGCGGTCCCCGTCCAGGAACCACGCGTCGAACGGATCGCCCCCACATTCGCCACGCGCTACACGGGTCTCCCGGCCATCATGGTGCATTGATGATTACCATATGCGAACTGTGTGGACACGCGGTCATGCCGCATGTCCATTTCCCAAAGAGCCAATACCTCTCGGCCCTCTGTACGTTCTGTGATTGCGAACACCCAACCGACCCACGGCCAGCGGACGCCGAAAAGAGCCGTATAAGGAGTGACCATGAGTTTTGAGAAAGTAATGGATGTGCGGCTTTTCGGTGTCACCGGCCAGAACGCCGACTGCTATATGCCGATTGGCGATTCGTCGGGGGGTACGTTCACGGGTAAAGCGAACCCGTTGCGGGGAACACTCCTCTGGGACTCCTGCATGTATGTGTTGCATGGGGTGTCCGTTGCCGGTGGGGCGACTGGAGGCTCATACACGGTTACGGTTTGTACCAATGCGGTCGGTGGGTACACCGGGCTACCCATTGCCAACGCCACCATCGGCCCGCTGACCAAGAGCACCGTCGTGCTCGACAACCTCCACAACAGCGCGTCGTCCCCGCTCCCAACCCACCTGTTCATTGACCAGACGGCGGCTGGTGGCGGCATCTGGCTCCAGTGTTTCGCCATCGCCAAGCAGTATCGCGGGACACTCGGAACCGCCGGAGGCAAGGCCACTTCCGAGCGCATCGTCCAGGGCGACATGCTCGTAGGCACGTCCAAGAACAGGCAGTTCACCACGGATCGTGGAATTGACGCCGATACAACTCTTACAGTTGGTGGGGCCTCAGCATCCAACGTCGGCCTCAACCGCATGCGCCTGTGGGACACCGCGATGTATTGGGCGGTGGCCGGGGTCAGCGTGGCGGGCACCCACGATGTCGATATCGTTGGGTCCGTTGGCGGGACTACGTTCTCAATCGCGTCCACCGGGGCGGCCGGAGCACTTGACGCGGCCGGCGAGAAACTCGCCATCGCATCCAACTTCTACGGTCAGTCGCCCAACCCGACCGCAATCATCTGGACCGAGGTGACCGCTGGCGGGGTGTCGGATGCCAGGGTCGTTGTCATCGCCAAGGGTGGGCGTGGCTCCATGGGAAAGAACTGAGGTAGCCCATGGCTAAATGGCAAGGGATTATCGGAAGTATCGGAAGGGTGGGGGCCGGCATCACCGGCGGCATCACGGGCAACACGACCGTCACGATTGACGGGACGATGTTCAAGAACGTCAGCAACACGAATCTGTGGGACGGCGCCTGTTTCGGGCTGTCGGTCACCACGATTGGTACCCAGGCGTTCAACGCCTACATCACGTTCCCGTTTGCCGGGGTTGCGAATCTCCCTATCGCGGGGCTGTCAGGTATCGCCACGACAACCTCGGTTATTCTCCCCGTGGTCAACGAGAAGTCCATCGGGTCGGCGCAGGGTACCACTCAATCGTCGTTCTACCTCGGCGTCCCGACCCCCGTATCCATCGTGTTCGGAAACTCCGGCACGCCCGGCCAGTCCTACAGCGCGGTGGTCTACGCATCGCTGTATAGGAGTTAGTGGATGGGGTACGAGGCGGAAGCGAATGCAGGCAAGCGATTCAGGAGGGAACCTATGTCGCCAATCGTCAACATCGCGCAGGCCAGGTCCAAGCGGGAGTCGTTGCAGCCGAATAGAAAGGTGGGGGTATTCATCGCGGTCCCCACGGCGTCCGGAAACGTCCACTTCACGGTGCCGATCACGTTCGCGAGGGTTATGGCCTCCAACACCGTTGCGGAGTGTCCATTTCGATTCAGCGTCCACATCGAGCCCGGCAAGAAGAAGGAGGACTATGCGCGCAACAGCATTGTCCGCACCTTTCTCAACGAGTCCGACGCCGACTGGCTTCTCATGATCGACGACGACCAGGTTATCCCAGACAACTTCTGGGAACTGTGTACGGTGAGCGACGCGGATGTGGTCGCTGGAATTACCCCCGTATGGGTCGGCAACATGGACGCCGAAACCATGTGGAGGGTAAACAACTACGGCGTGGACAATCAGGGCCGGTGCTACAACCTTCCCGCACCGCCTCCCGAAGTCAAGGCCCCGTATCGGGTGCCTGTAGTCGGAACGGGGTGTATCGCAATCAGGCGCAGAGTATTTGCGCCCAAGCCTCAAGGCGTTGGCGACACCCCGTTCTACTTCACTTATCAAGAGGATCGTAAGGTCATGGGGGGCGAGGACGTGAACTTTAGCGTCGAGTGCAATCGCGCCGGGTTCACGCTCGCCGTCCACCCCGGCGTTTGGTTCGACCACATGAAGGAAGTCCCGCTTATGCAGGTCGAGCGGTGGTATCAGGCGCGCAAGGCCATGGAACTTGCGGGCAAGCAGACATCCGAACTCCAGAGGCTATCCATTGGCTAATGAATGCTCTGCCACATTAGGTGATTACGGGACAAGACGGGCCTATATTCGTCCGGCACGGTCAACCGCATGAGCAACTTCGCTTTCCGGCGTCGTGACGAGTGCGCCCGAGACTTCATCAACGACTGCCTCGAACAGGCCCACAAGGTCCGCAAGGAATACGACGCGCAGTGGCAGGAGAATTGGGCGAACTATCGCGTGGAATCGACGTTCGGGGCAGGGGGGACGTCGAAGCAATACCCCCTATCCTCCGGCATGGGTAGTCGCTTCGAGATGTCACCGATCAACTTCCTGAAGACTCCCGAGAGCCATCAGGGGGTCAACACGCTAAGAGCACTCTTGCTCTCCAGCCTGTTCGGTGTCCGCGACTACGTGCAGGCCGAACCCGTTGGCGATGAAGATATCGAGGCCGCCGGCCGCGTATCGAAGCTCGTCATGTATGGTCTGGAGCGCCCGGGCAACTTCCGCACGAACTACGAGACGATAGGCGATGGCCTGATTTTCGGTCTGGGGTCATATTCGAGCCGCTGGAAGAACGAGACGCGGCTGGTTCCGCGCCGAATGCCGGTGCCAGACCCACTGAACCCCGGCGACTTCCTCCGCAACCCCGATACCGGCTCGATCATGACGGTGCTTCAGAACATGGAGGCGCCGGTATTCGACGACCCGGTTCTGGAGACCGACGAACTGTTCGATACGTGGTTCGACCCGTCCGCCAACCGCTTCGACCAACTGAAGTACAAGATCAAGAGGTTCCGAATTCGTGACGAGGAATTGGAAGCCCTCAAGACCAACCCCCATTGGGATTCGGATGGTATCTCCCGCGTACTGGCAGATGACCCGTCGGAGAATACTACTGGCCCGGACTCCGAGCAGCACCCCAAGTTGCTCACCGAGAACCTCAACGCCGAAGACATCAAGGATGTCAAGGATTTCGGGTACTACGGCGGTTGGATGTACGAGGGGCAGGTTCCCCGTGACATCGCCGAGAAGATCGGCAAGATCGACCCGGCCGGCACCTGCGTCATCCGCATAATCAACGGGTTCTGTGTGCAGAGTGTTCAGTCGCCCGAGCGGTATGGTCATATCCAGGGTGGCACGCTGACCATAATGCCAACCGGGCGGGGAATCTACGGTCTATCCCCCCTCACGGTCATACGATATCTCCAGGACGTTAGCGATACGCAACTAATCCTTACCGTCCAAGCCCTTATCGAAGCGGTCTACCAGAACTATCTCATTGGTGGCGACCAAGGCCCCAACTTCTCCCGCGACCTAGAAACCCGCCGGCCCCGCGAGGTATTCACCTTGCAGGGAGAGGTTGAACAGGTTGTACCACTGCCGAAAGATTACACGGGCATGCAAATCGCCATGGGTTCGCTCACGCTCATCTCCCAGACCATGCGGAACGCCATGAACGCACGCGACCCGGTCCAAGGCATGATGAAACAGGGCGGCGACACTACGGCGACTGAATCCCAGATCGTAACGGCCTCTGCGCTCAAGAACACCGACCAGATGGCGATCCTGATTGAGCGCGACGAACTCCCCGTCATGGGTCGCACAATCAACAACCTATACTACATAAACCTGGACGACGAATCGAAGGTATTCAAGAGGGTTGGGGAAACTGAGTCTACCCAAGTCTCCTACTTCGACATAGATTGTGTCACCGACATCAACTTCGTTGGCGCGCGGTCCACGCTGTCCAAGTCCCAGAAGGCCAACCAATTCCGCGACTTCGCAATGATGTTGAGCAGCAATCCATTCACGGCGGCCGCAACCGACTGGCACGAACTGGTGCGCCGCTACGGCGACGAAGCCCTCGACGTGAAGGGCCTAGAACGCCTCATGATAACCGACCCCGAGGAGATTGTGGCGCGCATGCAGGCGTCTGGTCTCGCGGGAACTCTCAAGGGTGGTGGGGCTGGCCCAGACGGTCAGGCCCCCAACCGCAAGGGCCGGAGTACCCCGGCCAACGGAGGTGGCACAGGTGGCATTAACGACAACCAAGGTGGCGGCGAGTCGCAGTAGGCCAGACCCGGCCGACTTCATCGAGATGGTGCGGAGAATTCCCAAGGAAGCATTCCTGCGGGCCATCTCCAAGATGGGGCTAACCCCACTCGAATCCCGCGAACTGTACCGTCTATTCAAGGAACTGAGGTGACCGTGGCGTCAACCTTCACGCGAGTGGCCGACATGGTGCGGGACATGATTCCGCGCATCCGCATAACCATGTCGAAGGATGAGGCCGCGCTGGCCGTCCACCTTCGCGGGAACGACCCACT